AGCTGCTCCAGTGAGTCTCATCGATAACTGAAAGGTGTCGGTTCCTGTGGAAGAAAAGACGAACGCGAAAGAGACAGAGAGGTACCCTCCGGCCAGGATTTGCAGTGAAGACTGCGCACTCCCGTAGCCGAGCGCGGCACCGTTCTTCCATGGTTGTACAAGTCCCGTGAAGTTCTCGTTAACAGTATCAGATACTGTAACGGAACCCGTAACGAGAAATACACCACAGGGAACGGTCCATACTCCGGCCACATTGGCAGGAAACTCGATGCCATTCGAGATCACCTCATCGAAGATGAGGGGCGCGTGCACATAATTAGTGAACGCCTGTGCGCTTGAACGATTGTACGAGGCAACAGTCTGCGAGCTTTGAACGCTCGAAGTCTGTACCGAGAAGAGACGGACGCGGTAGCTGACCCAGAGGTATCCCAAAGGGATAGCTCCAGTGCAGCCCACCGTGGCCAAGGTGAGGGAACCCGAGTCGTAGAGAATCAAATCTCCGGCGACAGGTCCACACCTGATCTTCTTACCGTTTCCGGTTCTGTACATCTCCCTTTGTGAAAAGGACAAGGACACACGATCATACACCCGTCCGTTAGCCTGCGTTTCATACGTAGACAGATCGGAGAGTGTCGAAGGGCTTGGGTCCGAGGGATCGTAATCCGCCACGAGGTAGACTGAACCAGGGGTGGTGGTGACAGCATCGGAAGGAACGTAATCGTAAGATAAACGTTCAAACCGGTACTGCTCCCAGCCTTTGGCTCGGTCAGATAACCACGGGTAGAGAGACAATCCAGGATTTACTCTGTAACGTTCCGTAGCGAAAGCTGTCGAACCAGTGATGGTCGCGATCAACTCATGACCCTCGATGATGGTATCTTTACCATTCATTGAGATCTTGGGCTGTCGCGGCTGGACTCTGTAGTTCGACGCTAGCGGAACGCGCGTTCGGGCGACTGGCAACATATTGCTCGAAGCCGCCCTTTTCCCCTTCCCTTTGGAAGCGGAATTTGGTTTTGGTTTGTTGTTGTTTGGCATGTTAAAATGGGATCCATGTCTTGCCTTGACACCGACTGTACATCTTCAGAAACAGTCGCCAAGCTGTCATAGGCGGGATACGGTACAATCCTAGCCCGCTTGAGCTTACAATCTTGGCGACCGCACACCCGTGCAGTCTGTCGAGAATTCCGGTTCAAGAAATTGAGAGTAGAGTAATCCAACATCCATTACTGTTCACAGTTAAGTGGCAGCGATGTTGATAAATTGGGTTATCCCCGAGATCCGACGACCGATAAGGTTCATCGCGTTCACGGCATTGTGATTCGTTCAGTGTGGCTATATCCCAGGTTGTCCTGGACTTATAGTCATTGCTTAACGTCATTATGCTAGATACAGCGAGCCCTTATAGGCGGTCGGCTACGGAGGCCGAAACTTACTCTCTCAACCAAAATCTAGAGGGTTACAGCACCTTGGTGCTCATACCCGAAGGAGGATTACTACGGAAGGAATGTGGCTGCAATTTTCGAGAAATTGGGAGATAAATCTCCAAATTGCCCTACTCAGTTGCTGCGTTCGCGCACCACTTTCCAACCCGTTTTGAATTGCCCCCCCCACCTTACTACGGAAATAACGCAAACGATCAAGTTTGCGCGAGCGGGACCATTACCGCTCACCGTTCTAGGTGCTTAATCCGAAGACCCCATTCCACTGTGGGTGGCAGGTCTTTGGTGGATCGTAGTTTAAAGTCGTTGCGGACCGATCCCTTTACCTCATGACTTAGAGTGATTAGCTCTTAGTCCACTAAATGCGGGCGAAATTCATGATCTTGTGAAATTCGGCCACATATGTCGTAGTTGGGTATGCGTAGTCGTCGTGATTGAAAACTCAGGATAGTACTCGCCTTTGCTGGAGCTTCGCTCCATCTTAGCGCTTTCCTAAAGAAGTACCGACGTAGTTCCTCGTCAGTAGATCCTGGTCCCTTGATCCAAGCGTTTAGCCTCAGGCATCTGCTCATCAACTCGTCTAACTGGATTAAATAGTCCTCATTCCTTTGGAATGGGCCAATAAATTCAGTTGATTCGTATGATGGGCGGATCTTCCTTAGTTGCTTCAACGCCGAATCCACACTGGTAGGTTTTGTCCCCAGTTTCTCCAGGATTAGTAGCTCCTCGAGATGGCGCATCGCGTACGTTGCAACCTTCCTTTGTGGGAAGGTCACACGCACTTTGCGACCGTCATTCTCGAGGCCTAATCCTCCGAGTTTCTTAGAAACAAACCAGTTGGGCACGAACTTTCCCGGACCGCTAGGCAGTTTCTCTTGAATCGTCTCCATTAAATGTCGACGACCAAGCGCTACTGCACGCGGCTGAGGGTGTTCAAGTGCCTTCCAGAGCGAATCTGCTTGGGTTACCATCCTGACAGGTTCATTTTTTACGCCATGGCCAATAGCTAACGCGCGATTATAGTAAACGACCTTCCCGGCTCCTTTCTTGTTGAGAATGCTATTAATTAGATAGAATTTTCGGTGTACGTAGGTTTTCACCTCGTTCACTTCCAACCCCACCTTAGCGGAACAAGAGCGCCACCTGTCATGATGACCGACTTCCCCCCTAAAGAGGATATCGTCACCATTAATGACAAGCGGAGAGCGGAGGACATCAGACTTCTT